TGGCTATAGATTTCTTTAATACATTTGGTAAAACATATTATGATTTTACAGGAAACAACGGCACGGCGCTCGTGACCAACTTTTTAAAGCAGGTTGTTGCAATAAACACAAATGATGTTGTTACATATACAAAGTATCAAATACAAGATAGGGATCGACCAGAGATTGTATCGAATTTATTGTATGGCGATCCAAAATATCATTGGACTTTCTTTTTATTAAACAACAGTTTAAAAGAAGGGAAAAGTGGTTGGCCAATGAGTATGGCTGAGTTTGGCGAATTCATTGAAACCGAGTATGATCCTTATATGTTTCTAGGTGGTACACTTATTGAAGACTCCACCACGGATTTTCATTATTCAACTCTGCCGATTTCAGAAACAGATGCTGACTCTGTAGAAATTCTTGTATCAGATGACGAGGAGAATTTTAGTACAACCGACGCCAAGTTTGTTCGCAAAGACTTTACGCGAATGGGAGTAATCTTAACTCGACCGACGTCCAATACTGATGTATTAACACTTGATCTTGGAGGTAACCCTAGTCCCGCGGAGAAGAAGATTTATATAAAACCAAAGAGCGGGGATGCGGGTGACACCTGGCTTGCAGCTGTTGAAGCTGCTGGTTATCCAACACAAACATTCTCTATTGATAGCGTTGATACAAAGGTTGTTCCTCTTAGTTATTTGCCAAGTTATTCTTATTCTAATTTAAAGAATTCAACTTATCAGTTTTTCTCTGAGTCAGATCCTGACCAACCTCTTTCTCATTACGGAGTAATTGAACAACACGATGAACCTCCGACTCAACGTATTACTTGGTACGAATACGAAGAAATTCTGAATAACAGAAAGCGAGATATTATTGTGGTAAAACCTTCGGCAATGGGTCAATTTGAAAATGCCTACAGCTCTCTGCTTCTTAGCTAAAACATGGATTCAACAATACCAAGTGCGAATTCTTCGCGAAATTTGGACGCGGATGGGAATCCGCTTTATCCTTCTACTTACGAGTTTAAGGAATTTATAATGATAAACAAAAGCGGTGATGACAGAGATATAAGCCATCTTGTTACTTCTTTGACTATCGCTGAAGAAATTTTTTCGCCTATACTTACAGCAAGAATTACTATTCGCGATAATGAAAATTTCTTTGAAGATTTTGGATTGGACGGGCAAGAAATTGTAAAAGTTAAAATCAAATATCTCGATTCGTTTGAAGGGACTGAACAAAACAAAACAATTACATATAAGTATTTGACGTATCAATTTGTTGTAAGAGATTATTTAATTTTTGAAAAAACAACTGAAAGCATTAACGTTCAGGAATACGAGATTAATTTAGTAAGCCCATGGGCATATCTTTCTCGGCTGCAACAAATATCTAAAAGTATTGTAGGAGATCCTGTTAACGCCATACAAGGAATCTTTAACGAGTATCTTCCCGGTCCTAGTTTCAATTATCAAAATCCGTGTTACGTCAATAATCTTAAAGCCGTAATTACTAAAAGAACGCCGCTACAGGCAGTTGAATATCTAAGGGGTCTATGTTATGACGTAGAAAGTTCTCCGTTCTTCATTTATACCACGTTCCAAAACGTCCCACTGCAAAACGGAGAGATCATCGCAAGAAGTTGGGCTGATATTATTGGTTCTGGCAATAAAGTATACGGCTCTTATCAATTAAAGCCTTTTGTTGAAGAAGGAATGGGTACCGTTAAAAATTTACGAGAGCTACGTTCTAAAATTATTTCTTTAAATTCTAATATAAAGTTGGATAAACTTTCCCAAGCGGTTGCGGGTGGGGTTGGAAGTGTTATAGAAACATTTAGTTTTGAAGATAGACTGTATTCCGAAAAAAAGGAAAAACCTAAAACAATACCGGTCCAAGGATCTTTAGGAACGGCGAAAGGAGATTTTAATTTTGAATACCTGAAAAAACTTGATGGCTTAAATCGGAAAGGGCGAAAAGTTATTGACGATATTGTTGATGATCCCACTACAAGTAGAAGTCTTCGATATCTCCCAGATGATCCTTATGCCGTGTATACAACAGACGTTGAAACCGGAAAACCAATACTACCGAAGAAGGGGGGTTGGGATTCTCCGGCTCGTACAAAAGCCATCCACCTTGCTTATGCGAAAAAATATTTTGCTAATATGGAATCTGCAGTTCATGAGATTGGCGTGTATGGAGATCCTAATCTTTCAGCTGCTAAAAAAATCAAAATTGAAATTCCTAAAGCTGTGGATACGAATAAACGTGTTACGGGAATTGATAACAGTTTATCCGGTGTTTATATTATCAGCACCAGCGTCCATATTTTTGAAAACGGAATTTATTCAAATAAGCTAAAAATTATTAGAGATGGAGGTATGTTGGGCGATACGACATCTTATACGGATCCATATGATCCGACAAATACCCCATAAATAAAAGGTAATGAATTTACAAAACTGGTTTATGGGAGTTGTCGAGGATGATGCGGATCCTCTTGAGCGCGGCCGCGTAAAGGTTCGCTGCTATGGTTACCACACGCCTGACCGCGCGCTTTTACCAACGGAGGATTTACCTTATGTACAAACAATTCATCCTGTTACGGCCAGTCCTGCCACCGGGGGAGATGGCACAAGTCCAACCTCTTTGCTAAATGCTATTGTTTTTGGAGTTTTTTACGACGGAGACGATACACAAGACGCGCTAATTCTTGGTATTTTGCCAGGGGGAAGTGGCGAGTCCCAATATGATCCTAGGACTAACAGCGGATTCGGCGTACCCGTGGAACCGCAACAAAAGGACTCGTCTTTTCCGCTGGGGCAGCCACCCCTAGCAGGCGATGCCCCTCAGAATAATGCGACAGGCGTTAGAGCTGAGCCGACCGTCGATCGACCGCCCTTCCGCGCGAATGGGGAGGAGCGATATCCTCCAGTAAATACTTCTCCACCGTCCAATGCAGGGAGCTCGATCGCTGCAGCCGCAAAAGAGTTGTTAAATTCAGATACTGCTCCGATTTTAGTCAGAAACAACCAAGCAAACGCAGCTCGTGACCAGAAGATGGATCCAGAGCTGGCAGCAATAATTAATACCGCAGGCGCAAGAACAGGTCTTACCGTAAGTGTTTTCAGCGGTGGTCAAATGTCCGAGGCGGAATATGAATCATATGATGCGAATCGACGAGGAACGACGACGGAGAACGGAACAACCTATCAAACACTTGACGGTGAAAAAGTTCGAACAGGAACAACCCGCCATGATATTGACGCCTTTGGTAACGGCAAAGCCGCAGACATATGGCTCTATAATAAAGATGGTAAGCGCATAAGGCTTGATCTCGGTGCGAATCATCCTGACACCATTCTTGCAGGAAAATTTGTAGAAGAACTTCGCGCACTTGGAGCACAGGGGATAGGAGGCGGCGCTCCGCGGAAGAGTAACGGGAAACAATACATGGGTGGGGTGGGCCTTCATGTGGATCTTTCAGGCAAAGGGACATGGGAGCTAAATTCTGCTTTTAATTCTTACCTTGCGGAAGGAGACCGACGATTCGCAGCTGGCGAAACCCCCCCAGGAGAAATTTTCTTTGGTACCAAGGAAGTTGCAATTAGTCAAATTTCCCAGCTGATAATAGATCAGGGCATATATGAAAACGAAGAAGAAGAGCCAAGGACGCTTGATGGCTCAATTATACAATCCGCGGACGAATTCCACACATGGGCTACGTCCCGCGGTGTTTCTGGTATTACAGTAAATGAAGGAAGTAATCATAATGTTCAAGAAGGAACCATTTTTATACATAAGTCAATGTTCGGGGCTACCTGGGCACCTGACCAAAAGGGGCTTATTGTAACAAATTCTACAGAATTTACCAAGTGGAATTCAATTAAGTGGGGTGGGTGGATTTCTTATAATTTAGGAGCCACTGGTATATCGCCGTTGGGTGGATTAACTAAAGAGGAAAGTGCCAATCCTAATGCTAGAAACGCGGAAGAATCTACAAGTCCTGGGCCGGAGAGCAGCTTGTTTCCGAAAAATAGCGCTCCCGGAATCGAAATTCCGGACACCGCGAAATTTCCTCTTGGGGATCCTATTAAGTACGAAAATTCGAACGTAGACGAATTGGACTATGTTGGCCCGGTTCCTGGCCAGACATTAAATTAGTATAGATAATAGTATGAGTTCATCCATAACCCCACCCGAACCAAATACCGGAGGTGTTAGTTCTTTTAATAAAGTTGAAAGAAGTATCTCCGGCCATCAATTTGAAACTGATGATACAGTTGGAAACGAAAGGATAAAACGATCCCACGCAAAAGGAACGTTTGAGGAATGGGACGCAACTGGTGGCCGAACACTGGTTGTTAACGGGGAAAACTTTTCTGCGATTCTAGGAAACGAAAGCATTGTGATTAGCGGCGCTTGTAACGTAACGGTTACCGGTGATTGCAATCTTAATGTTGGCGCGCACCTTTTTGCCGAAGCTCAAACAATGTATTTTCAAGCAAGGCAAAGCATTAACTTTAAAGCAGGTAGTAGTATTAACATGGAATCCGTTGCCGGGGATTTTACCGTAAACAGTGGAGGGGGTTATCGCCTAACTGTTGAAGGGGAAGCTAATGAGCGATTTAAATCCAAACTTGACACAAACATTGTTGGTGATAATGATTTAACGATTGGCCAAAATTTTAATACACAAGTTGGAAGCATTGCGACTCAACACGCAGAAGCTGGAACGAATATTACCAGTGGAACCAATACAATGTTGGCTGGAGGCAACAAATTAATTCTTGGGGGTGGAGAAGGTGAAGGGGTTGATGTTCATAGCGGTGGGATTATTAGTGTTAATAGTAAAAGTTCTACAACCATTACATCTGAGGATTCCCTTTCTGTCAACAGCACAGCTGGCACAGTTTTTGAATCCGAGAATTTTACAATTGAAAGCGGTCCGGTAACAATTAGGCCTGAAGTTAATACCGAAAGTACCATAACGGCGACCGGAGAGATTACCGCAGGCGCAATTCCACTTACTGCTCACGTTCACGGTGGAGTCGAGGCAGGCGGTGCCAATACAGGAACGCCTACAGGAGGTGGAGGAGGCGGCAGCGGTGACGGCGGAGAATAATTTTAACTTATTTTAACAATGGCAGATTTTGATGAGATATTAGTAAAAATCGCAACAGGGATTGATACCGCCACAAGCGGGGAAAACAATCTAGGCAAACTGGGTTTAGGTCAGCTTGAGAAACAGCTTAGTGGCAGTGTAACGAATTCTCTTGATATCCGTAAGGTTGCAAATATACAAAACGTTATTCGTAATGCAACAGGCGCAAACCTGAATCTTGGAGGAATTGCAAACATAGCCGACTGTGTTAAAAATCTCGATGACCTTTTAATTGAAAGGGTCAAGCAAGAGGTGATGGACAAAATTTTAGAAACCGAAACCGCCCAAGAAATTGTTGAAAAGCTTGGTGAGATTTCTGCTATTGCAAAAGAAGCTGGAAATCTATTGCGACTGGTTAATGAGCTAAAGGAAAAATCTTTGGCTGAGCTTCTCGTGAATGCAAAAAACGCGGGTCTGCTTGATAAGGTTAAAATTATTAAAGAAATTAATGACAAGTTTGGCGATGTTGTAGATAACTTAAATGATATTATTGCTAATCTCAACAGCTTTAATATTTGCTCTATGGTAAATTATAAGACCGGGGTTGCTCTTCCTCCCGCGTCGAAGGTTTCCACTAAAACGCCCATTCCTTTTAAGCCCTTTAAATCTTTATTACGGTTTAATAAACAAGAACGAGAAATTAATGCTGAGTATAATATTCATACGCATAACGCAGGAAAAATTATCAGTGAAAAAGCCAACCTTGATCCAACTCCTGAAAATCAGGCAATGCTCACATCGCTTCAGGGGTTTTATTACAGAATGAAAAACGTTATTGTGGGATTATCGGGTGGTTCGTCAGCAAGTGCTAGTAATGAAATTGAAAGAATTATTTCTACCAAGCGGGATGAATGGCCAGGTCAAACCCTTGATGAATTTAGAAGAAGAGCCTCTTTAGTTACTAACCAAATTACCAGAGACGCGGGCGTTTTAAGGGCACATAGAAACATAAACGATCCTTCTCCACAACAAAGAGAACCCGCTACAGGAATTAATATATACGGAACTCCTGATTGGGATTTTAATACGTTTCTTAGTATTATTCCTGAGGAACGACCAAAGGATCTTACAGATTACTGGACAGAACGTGGGTTTGAAATAGAAAAAGGCGAACAGCAATTAAAAAAGGCTGGAAGAAAGCCTGGCATTCTCAAAGCAGATTCTATTGGAGTGGGAACATACGGTAATAAATTGGTTTCTGGCTTTACCGCAGCAAGTACCAAATATCGCGGTGGAGCAATTTTGGAATTACAAAATTCCGATGGAAGCCTTTTTGATCCAGCGGGGATTAACCCCAATGCAACGGTAGTAGTTGCAGATACTGGAGATCCTAATTTTACATTTGACAAGCCTGCAATTTTTGTTGATAAAGAATCGCATCAAGCTTATAAAAATTCCAACTTAGCTGGTGTTCGCGTAGTTGTTTTACAAAAAGGATACGTAGAAAACTCTGAGTATTTGGCAGCGCAAAATCAAAGAAACTGAGCAGAAACATTATAAATAGAAACAAGTAATGAACAGTATTCTTTCAGATTTTAATCGTCCCAATTACCAACCAACTGTGGTATCGGGTGACGTTTTTAAAGATGTAAGTTTCAACTTTATTCACCCTGCAACGGGTGACCTACTTCTTGCAACTGACATTGAAGCTGTTAAGAATAGCATTAAGAATATTATATTAACACCGATTGGTACACGACCATTCTTTCCAGAATTTGGAACTCGCGTAAGCAGGTTATTGTTTGAACTTGCAAGCCCAATCACAGCATCTCAACTAAAAGACGAGATTGTAGGCGGTATTGAAAAATTCGAAAAAAGAATTGTAACCTTTCAGGTTAGGGTTGATGACGATCACGAAAGAAACGCATACCGCATCACAATGACCTTTCAAATGTCGTATGGTACCGACGTAGAATTTATTTTTCTTTTAATTAGAAACCGATAAACTTATGGCAACTAACGGAGAACAGCTTAATGTTTCTGAATTGGACTTTGCGCAAATCAAAGCAAATCTAATTGACTATTTTAAGAACAGCGAAACGGAATTTACAGATTGGGATTTTGAAGGTTCCAACCTTAATAATATTGTTGACTTGCTGGCATATAATACTCACTATAACGCAATGCTTGCACATGTGGCGGTGAACGAAAGTTTCATTGATTCGGCTCAATTAAGAAGCAGCGTTGTTTCAGCGGCCAAACTCCTTGGATATATTCCCCGTAGTTTTTCTGCGGCTCGCGTTGATTTGGTAGGAACAATTGGGGCCCTTGCAGATTCTGCAAGTACTTATGTTGTTCCTCGTGGCACTCGTCTAACCGCATCTTATAACAACAATAATTATTCTTTTGTTGTTCTTGACGATGTTACCACACTCCAAAAAACAACAGACGGTGAATCACATTTCTATACCGTCTCTGAAGACCAGCCTCTGATTGGTTACGAAGGAAGTCTTGTTACAACAACCTTTGAAGCTAATGCGGTTGATACCGGTCAACGGTACGAACTAGGCGATGAAGATGTTGATATAAGCACACTTCGTGTTTTGGTTTATCCAACCGGTGCGAAGAGCGAAGGAACCGCAGTGCGCTTTAACCAATTTAGCGACATTGATATTGACTCTGAATCCAAAATTTACTTTATCAACGAAAACAGTTCTGGCCGTTATGAGCTTACATTTGGTAATGGAATCTATGGGGACAGGCTTGATGCAGGTAATGTAATTGAAGTTCAGTATCTCGTGACAAGCGGGACAGAAGGTAACGGAGTAAACACCGCCTTTTCAATTGCTGGAGATACAAGTGGTAACTTCACTCCGGCGGGAACCGCACTTTCTATCAAAGGGAACGAGCGATCAAGCGGGGGAAGTAATAAAGAAACGGTTGAGCGCTTAAAGAATAATGCGATTAACAGTTTTGCTACTCAGAATCGTGCGGTCACTTCAGATGATTACAAGAATTTAATTACAAGCAAATTCTCATTTATTCAAAGCGTGAGCGCTTGGGGTGGAGAAGATAACGATCCTCCTACTTATGGTACAGCCTTTATCTCAGCAAAGCCCAACTCTTCTTATACAGATGATGTTATTACTGATGCGGATAAAGTGGCTATTCTTGATTTTCTTGAATCCAAAAAGATCCTTGCAATCACACCACAGATCGTGGATCCAGAGTTTGCAAATATTGTACTTGACGTTCTTGTTAAATATGATCCAAGTATTTCTTCGCTAAGCGCATCAGAACTTCAACTCGCGATTAAAAATAACGTTGCGATTCCATTTGCAGAGACAGACATCAATGGTTTTGATACCATCTTTAGGCACTCCCTGTTTCAAAGAAAGGTTGATAACTTCAACCGCTCAGTGATGAATTCACTTGTTCGGGTATTTTTAAGTCAGAAGATTACAGTTCCTGCAAACGGATCAATCTCTGATTTTACGGTTAAGTTTGGAGCACCTCTTCAACCCGACGATGATTTAACTCTTATAAATGTTATTGGTACGCCTCAGCTTACTCTTGGAGGAGAACAGCTTTATATCAAAGATGAGCCAGGCGTGGATCAGTTTACTCGTACTGTTTACACTTGTACGAAACAAAGCGATGGAACAGAGCAAAGGGTTTCACAAATAGGACAAATTAATCTTGCTACAGGTATCATGCAGCTATCCAATTTGTTCGCGGATAGCACAACTGAACTTTGTTTTATTGCAAATACTCGAAGTAACGATATTGTTGGAAAAAGAAATCTTCTATTAAGTATTGACCTTGACAATTCAACATTCTCCGCCTTTCCTGATGAAATTGCTCGAGGTGGTGGTTCTCGTTCGGTTGATTATACAACATTTAATAAAGATCGAGGCACTTCTTCTCAAAACGGGACATCTAATAGCTCATCCTATTAAAATAAAGATCTCGAATAAGCAGTATGGAATTAAGTATAGCAACAGGCAACGCCACCGCAATTGAAGCTCAAACAGTTGAGTCCGTGTTGCCCGAACATTTTGAAAGTTCCGCGCCGGAATTAATCAAGTTACTTAAGGCTTATTATCGCCATCTTAATAAAGAACTCTCGGCCTCTTATGAGCTAAATAACTTGATACGACATCACGACGTTGACGTTGCAAGTGAAAAATATTTGGATGTAATTGAGCGAATGGTCGGATCGGCTATTCCGCAAAACCGTTCGCTTGACCGCGTAAGATTGTATAAGGTCATTGCTGATTACTATAACAGCCGAGGATCAGAGGAAAGCGTTTATGCTTTCTTTCGTATTTTCTACAATGAATTTGTAACTCTGGTTTATCCAAAAGAACTCTTATTCTCTACAAGTGATCCTGATAAAGGAACCACTTCAACAGAGAATCGTATTCGGGACAGTTACCGTTGGCAAGAATTTTCATATGTAGTTAACTCCGGAACTGATCAAGCAGAATGGATAAATGAATATCTTAAATTTGTTCACCCGGCCGGACTTAAATTCTTTATCGCTCTAACACTTGAAATTTTTGCAGATAACGATTGGGTTCAAGAGGCGCTTGAGTATTACTTAAATGTTACAAAGGTTGTTAAACTTACTTCAGAGTTACCAACCGGAGAGAACGCTCCTGCGGATGGAACACTTTATATTGTGACGGATGGCGACGACAGCGAAAGTCCTATTACAAAATTCAATAATATTCCGCGGGTATTTGAATATAATACAGAAACCTCGCCTGCGGCATGGGTAGAAACCGATTCTGTTCAATCCTTTGCAGACTGGATTGATTGGTCGACATTCTTTGGACAACACACACCACAGGATCAGTATTTAAATGTGGCGTTTACATATATGATAAAGGTTCTAATGGGTGATGGGGGTTATCATTACCTTACGCACATTAGATCAATTTATGATCAAAAGGGCGAATCAGTGGTTGATCGCGATTTGTTAAAAGCGTTTTTTAACAATTTGATTATTTCATATAGAATGCTGAATGATAATACCATTCAAACTGCTTTTAGAGCGGTCTGGAATAAGGATATTAAATTTGTTGATAATGCGGGGTGGGGTGAGTTTGGAGAAGCGACAATCGCAGAAGCTGATTCTGATTATACAAAATATTCCGACGGAGGATTTAAATATCCTTCGGCTTTTGCGGCACTTGATCAATCGGCCGATCCGTATCTTGACTTTATTGATGAAGATACTATTGTTGAAGATTGGAACGAACCTTCAGAATCTCCAATTACATATGTACCTTCATCGTTGAGTTCAAGTGAGTATACCGAAGGTTGGGTCGCATTTATCTTTTATTCAGGTGATGAATCCGAGATTTCACCGTGGGAAATTGACCAAAATCTTATTCGTTATACTTCTGCAACAGCTGATGGATTTATTCACCTTTACGATGATCGCATTGAGTTTGGTGATGATACAATTCAGGTTGGCGATGTATATGTAAACGGCGATCTTGTTCTTAATCGAGACGAAACAAATTACTCAAGTACCGATTCAAATTTAGATTTTGCTTTCCCACTTCTTGAAGGTGGATGGAAACACGTTCTTTGTAGAGTTAAATGGAAAATCCCCTCAGATACAATTACATCAGAGAGTGGAATTGATCCAGAGTTTAGGGCAATCTATACTTCTGAAGCTTTTTCAACAGGTGACTTAAACATTACAAAGTTTAGATCAAATCTCCAGTCGCTTCTTGATAGAATTCAAGGTGTTACACTTTACACCGACACACCTTCAGAATATAAGGTTAGCTATAATACCCACTTTAATAACTTTAGTACTGGAGCATTAATTGACTTTTTTACTCTTTCTTTTCGATCCTCTCTGAGTATTTCTGAATTTGATTTAATATTTGATCCTGATGCTTCGCCACAGGTAACAGAAACATTTACATTTACTGGTATTACAGAAGTTACTGATAGTGATAGTCCGCCGAATGTGATTGATATTGAACATCGATACGATTCCTCCACCTCAGATCTTTATTTCCTATTTTCTGTATCAGAAGGTTACTGGGCGCTTTATGATGGTTCTTATTCGCCTGATATACTTCTTCAAAAGACCGTTGATCAGCGAGGGAATACTGTTCCGGAAATAAACACGTCTGAATTTACATGGGAGGTACAGGAAACAAGTGAAATTACTGCGATCTCTTCCGCTACTCGCTTTATAAATATTGTATATGACCTTGGGTGGACAGATCAAGATTCGCCGTATGATTCTCCATTAAATTCACGAAGTTTCTTAAGTGGGTTTGACGATGATTCACCAGGATACGAATACGATACAAGAACCGACTTTTTGAATTCTTTTAAATTTACCAAAGACTAATCTATTAATTCAAGTATAAATAAACGTTATGGCAGCCATTATAACAGAACAATTCCGATTAAATTCCGCGGATATTTTGGAATCAGATATTACGAGTAATTCCTATTATGTAGGCATTGGTCAGCAAGATGCATGGGATGATGTAACTGGCACATCTGCTTCATCACCGTATCCAGTTGGAACATTTAAAGACCAACAACGTGTACTTGATCACATCACTGGTTTATTCAAAGTTAATTCCAATAACCTTTCCCGCGTTATTCCTCGCAACGATCTTACAATATCAAGTAAATGTAAAGCATATGATCCGCTTGATCCCACATGTTTTTACGCAGATACGACAAATAACATTAAGCCTTGCTATGTCATGGTTGATGATCAGATTTTCCTGTGTTTACAAACTCCCGCTGATGGTTCTGCGATTGATTCCACTGTTATAGACGCGCTTGGGGGCACCTTTGTTGATTATGGTATTGTTACAACAACATCAGGTTATACATTTACATACCTTGGAAGATTTGACCAATACAGTGATATTAATAGTTCAAGTTTTGTTGATATTGGTGATGGCAGTGCGACAACCTCTTCATTGGACGCAACTAATGCTGCATTTGCCTATGTTCAGTTTACTGATGGAACATTAAAATTGGAAGCTCAAACGGCGGGTGTCTCTGGAAACGATATTAGCGTTACCTTTGAGCTTGATGATACAAGTCCTTTTATTAGTGGCATTAATATTACCCAAGATGGGAACGATGTTACTATTACCGTTCCTACGAATTCCGACAGTCCTGCAGGGACGGTTGATCTTACGATTGACCAACTTGCTCAAGCAATTCGCGATGCGATTGAAGATTCCCCAGCATCTACGCTAATCACTGCCAGTACACTTTCTGGGGGAAGTACTCTTGCTGATATTGAAAATCTTACAACTTCGCCAGCTACGTTTACACTTGGTGGAAGTAATAATCTTACAACATATATTAAACAAAAGACAGGTGGTCTTCTTTACGGTTTTAATCTGATTAACGGAGGTAATGTTTATCAACCTGCGTCCAACCAGTTCACCGAAGGCGACACAACTGTTACCTTTCAAGCTGATGTAACGCTTCAAGGAACAGATGAATTTGGATTTTCACGGTCTTTAACTCTTACTGATGCAGACTATGTTATTAACATAGCCGATAAAAAGATTAGTGCGATTCGCTTAACATCAACTCACCTTGATGAATCCTTTACAAGTGGAGATCTTCTTGCATGGAAAAACTGCAGAGTGGATATCAGTGATATTGAAACACTTCGCGGAACAGAGATTCTTGCCTTTGCTGATGGCGATGCAACTTACGCAGCAGAGGCCTTAAGACACGACGCGATTGCCATGCCAAAGATTGGACCAATTGAAGGATTTGGATTTGAGAAATACAAAACACTTCCAGCCTTTTACGTTGGTTTGTTTGTCGATACCGGAAATGCTACGTATATTCCAAGTGACACCGATTATCATCAGGTTTCTCTTATCAAAAATCCGCAAAGTACAAGTGGTGGTAATCTTGCTGGTTCTTATTTCCAACCACTTCAATACTTTACCTTTCCTGACACTCAGGAAATACCTGAAGACATTGCAACAGGCGATATTGGCGCAGGTTGGCAAATCATTCAAGATGGTAAAAAGGTTGGTGTTATTTCTCACGTGCAAACTGTTGAAAGCGGTGTAGCTCTTGATCCTTATAGATACTATTATTACAACGATCATTACTACGGTTACGAACCAATTCAGGTATCCTCAGTAACCGACGAAGCTTCCGCTATAACATTTGAGCCTCCTAAAGATGACATACTTGGCGCAGCTACTGTTACTACATCTCTTATTCCCGATAATAACTATGAGGGAACTTACGAGCAAGGTACTGGTGAGGTAGTGTTTATCGACAACCGTGCTACAATTACTAGAGAAGAAGGTCAAAACGAAGAGCTCAAGCTCATAATTCAATTATAATTTATAATGGCAATCACTGCTTACACAACAAAGTATTACGACGACGTTAATACTCCGGACACTTCCGGTTTAACGCCCCTTGATAAAAACTACCTAAGGGTTTTATTCCAGCCGGGCCGAACGGTTCAAGCAAGGGAATTAAACCAGGCTCAGTCGCTTCTTCAAGCTCAACTTGATCGTTTAGGCCAAAGTTTATTTAAACCAAACAGCGCTATAGTTGGGGGTGAGTGCAATGTCGATAATACTCTAAGTTTTATTGATGCTGAGTTTGTATCTGAAAGTGCTGGAACGGATTTCTTAAATAAGTTTAATGACGGAGAAAAATTCGGACTTAAGGATATATCCGTTACTACCTCGGCAACGCTAGTTCATGCTGAACTTGTTAGTGGAGCAACGTACCGTCTTTTTATTCAGTATATAAATTCAGACTCTCAAAACGAAAGCGCGGAATTCACATCTGGTAGTGCTATTATTGAGGGGATAAACTCATATTCAGAAACGATTGCTGTTCCTAATACCGGAAAGGCTCTTAGCGCAACTCTTTCCAACGGCGTTTTCTTTGTAAAAGGATGCTTGGCCAGTAGCACAGAGCAATTGGTAGTACGTGCGTTAGGAACGGACGAGCTCTTTGACGGATACGTGGTTTTAAAGATTGAAGAAAACCAAGTTCCTGCAGAAAGTGATCAAACACTTTTTGATAATGCCAATGGAACAGCTAACTTTTCTGCTCCAGGTGCCGACCGTTATCAAATCGGTTTAACACTGGAAATTGTAGAGGATTTTAACGAAGACAATGACCATGTTGTTCTTCTTCAAATTAAAGATAACGAAGTTATTATTGTTCAAAATCCAATTGATAACAGTAATGCCACTCTTGAAAAGGTTCTTGCTCAGCGTACATTTGAAGAAAGCGGGAGTTATACGGTTAATGATTTTAACGTTGAGATTCAGGAGGTTCTAAGCTCTGAATCGTTTACTGGACGTTATAAGAACAGTACTGCTGCAAATGATCTTTCCCAGTCAGAAGCCGATGGAAAATTTGCTGCCACGCTTTCGCCTTCGGTGGCTTATATCCGCGGCAAAAGAATAGAGCTCTCCGGCCCACTTACTCTTCTAGGAGATAAAGCAAGGGTTTCCTCAGCTGATCTTCGCGATGGAGTTTTGGAAAACGGCTCAGTAGTTGCCAGCATGGGTAATTATGTTGAAGGTAATTTTAGAAACCTTATTTCGCCTCATACCGGGGGAGGTATTCCTTTCCTAGATAATTACAGCCGTGAATATAACCTCTTTGACTCTAGCGTAGACTCTCCGCGTGTACCTATTGGCACATGTAAAATTCTCTCGGTTGAATTTGTAAGCGGGACCAAATACCGTGTGTTTCTTCATGCTATTTCTCTCAATGCCGGAAAGATTTTTGATGATGTTGAAACTATTGAAGGCGCGGCAGTTGATGATTATGGTACTGTTGATTTTGAAGTTCAAACAAGAAACGGAATTAAGTTACACGACACTAACATTAATTCAGCCCTCTTCCAATTGCCTTACACTACAGTTAAAAAGTTTAATTCAATTCAAGTGTCAGAGAAGGTTAACTTTAGCTCAACTGTTGGAGCTGATTCTCGTGTAACCTTTGATGTTACAGGAGCAACATTTGATAAGAGTGCTTCTTCGATTTTGGTTTATAACGAAAATCAAACCGAAGTACTAGAGCCAACCGACTTTACTGTTGTCTCTGATTCCGATGTTGATTCTATTACTCTTGAAATTACGTCTGCTGATGAAGGTGATACCATTGGTATTATCGGCACGGTGGTTAAAGATCTTGTTGACCTTGGTATTAAAACAAAGACGACCGAAACAATAACTTTAGACATTAGCCCAGCTCCAGCTGTTGATGATATTGTTGAACTACCTGGTGTTTACCATCTCATCAGCGTTGAAGATGATAACTTTGAACTTGTAACTGACGGCCAAACATCAACTCAATATACATCTGCTAAGGTTCGTTGCCTTAAGGCTGGAGAAACAACTGTTGATGTTGTGCATTGGAAATTTAGTGGAGGTAACTATTATACAGTAAACAGTTACAGAAATGCTGGTGGTGGTCAAGCCTCTCTTGATGATATCCCTCTTTATAACGGTAATCGTTTGGGTGACTTCTTTGACGTTCGTCCTTATCCAGACACAACAGATATTCTTGCGCTTGATCCTTATAGCGCAATCACTGGTAAGATTGACTATTATCTGCCAAGGATTGACTCAATAACGATTTTGGATAATGGAGATTTCTCTATTGAAAAAGGAACGCCCAGTCTTACTCCTGTTCCTCCAGTTACTTCATCCAATGGTTTGATTCTTTTTAACTTAAATGTTCCTCCTTATACATTTGAGGCGACGAACATTTTGATTCAATCATTCAACCATCAGCGTTATACAATGCGCGATATTGGTAGGATTGATAAAAGGGTATCCACACTGGAATATTACACAACGCTTTCGCTTTTGGAAAAGAGCGCTAATGATAAAAGTATTTTTGACGCTGATGGTACCTCACGATTTAAGAATGGTATCGTGACAGACGGATTTAGAAACTTTACAATTGGTGACGAAGCAAACATTGATTTTAGGTGCCATTACGAGACGGATAGAGGCCATCTTTATCCAGAATTTGACTCTTACAGCATTCCGCTTGAATTAACGTCATCAAGCGGGGTTGATGTTGACAGCGCTTCCGAATTTACCAAAAGTGGTGCTCACAACGAGGTTTTAACGCTTCCTTTTAACGAAGTTGAATATATCAACCAACCTTATGCCACGCAATTTATAAGTGTTCAACCTTACGATTCAGTTGCGCTCCGCGGTTCCCTGAATCTCGTTCCTGAAGTTGATACGTGGAAAGATACAATCACCGAGCCACCGAGAAACATAGACCTATCTCGGTTGATTCCCGGAGCCGGCCAATCAGGTCTACGACAAGCCCAAGCAGAAGCGCGGAGACAACGCCGGCGAGCTGGCCAGCGAATCGGCGGTCGCCGCGGTCGGGGAGGACGTCGCAATCGCCGTCGACCTCGTACGAACGGTTGGAGGCGCACAAGCATCCGTCGGGCCCCGGGGCTTCCTAATAGATGGTGGGAAGTAACCGAACAAAGAGAGATAGTGGATGTGCAGGTAGTTCAAACTCAAATTACAGAGAACCTTGGAGAATTCTTAACCGATGTTGAGATTAAACCGTATGCAAGATCAAAGGCGGTATATTTTAGGGCTCAATCTCTTAAACCAAATACTAAGTTTTACCTATTTGTTGACGATATTGATGTTACTAATTACGCTCACTTACTAACACAGGATGATATTGTAAACAGCCACGATCACACCGACCTTGGTCGGAATGTTAGCTCCATTGAAGAAGAGATCCAAAATGTGAAGTTTCTCGAAGATGGGATTGAGATTCCAACATGGTTTGGCACACGTTGGAGCGCCTTAAAGGCATCGGATCGAGCCTTTGCAAGCAGCCTTACTAATCGTACTGCCGGCGCTGCCAAAAATTTCTGGAGCTATGTTAATACTATTATTACAGAAGTTGAAGCTGGGAGCGGGACTGACGCCGAGAAGGAAAGACAAATCAACGACTTGCTTCCGGGCTTTGACCAATCCAGCTTAGCACAATATGACGGTGCGGATGAAGCCACGCTTCTCGACACGTTTGTTCCTTCAGATATTATCTCTGATGCTAACGGCGTAGCAGAAGGTATTCTTGTTATTCCTAATAACGACAACCTTAAATTCTCTTCTGGAGAAAAGACTGTTACCATTACAAATTCACCTCGCAATTTGGAAAGCGAGTCCACGAGTAATGCTAACGCGAGGTATATTTCAAACGGACTTGAAACCAACAAGCAGTCTATAAGCCTTAGTGTTACACTTCCTCGTGTTGTCAATAATAGCCGAACTGAAACTCGAACTCGTAATATATATGATCCGATTGCTCAGAGCTTTGCGGTTACAGAAGATACTGGTATTTTTACTACATCAATTGATCTGTTCTTTGCAGGAAAACCTGCTGAAAACGTAAAAGTTCCGATTCAGTCATACATTGTAACAACAGTGAACGGTTACCCAACAGATGATATTGTCCCAGGTAGCGAAGCGGTGGTTGATTGGGAAGATGTTAGAACAAGTGCGGATGGATCTATCCCAACTACGTTTAGATATCCTTATCCAGTTTATCTGTCACCAGATACGGAATACGCGATGGTTTGTTTCTCGACAAGCTTCGAATACACCGCTTACATTGCAGAGCTTGGGGGAGATAAAACAGATCTTATCACAGGTCATATTATTAGTTCACAGCCTGTACTTGGAACATTTTTTGCGAGTTCAAATAAAACCACTTGGACAGCAATGCAAAATAGGGATTTAAAATTTATCCTCCGCCGAGGATCATTTGCCACCAATCAAACCGCTCAGCTTGTATCAAACCCACAGATGGGAACGCACCTTGAAGAAATCGAGGTAGAAAATATGTCTAACAACTCCGGTTGGGATGCTCTTACTACAACAGTAACCATTGAAGCTCCATTTACTACTGTGGTTGATAATGAAGGCGTTGTTACAAAGGCTGAATTTGAAGGTGGAATTACTGCTACTGCGATTCCGATATTTGATCCTGCGGATGATTCGATTGCGAGCATTGATATTACTAAAAAGGGTTTTGGGTATCTTGAAGCGCCAACAGTAACAATTACTGATGGAACAAAAACCGAAACGCTGCTAGCAACGATGCCACAATACAATGTTGGAGCGTTTGCCTTAAATCAAAAAGCCATTAACCTTGGGGGTAAAACATCTATTCGGAACGAGGTTTACCTTGAAGATACTAAGTATGATGTTGAAGTTGGTACTCCAGTTGAATATATTACAAACCAGAACCACAATATTCAAGGATCAAATATTGACAAAACTCGGCTTCAAACATTCTTTAGTTCAACGGATGAAAGGGTAACACCCGTTATTAATCGAGATTTTTCACTAGAGACAAGGGACTATTTCATTAATGAAACAGGAGATACATCTCAATACCTCAGTAAAGAGTTTCCTCTTGATAACTTGAGTGATCAGATTGATATGTATCTTGATATCAATCGACCAAGTTCTACTTCAAATATTGAGGTGTATGCTCAACTTAAAGATGCAAACGGTTCGATTATTGAAAGTACTGAAACAGATACCGATTGGCATTCACTTAGCGCGATTAGTCCTACTTCAATTCCGATTAATACCAACCGTGACGAATTTAGCGAAGTGCGATTTAATCTTAATAGCGGAACAACCGAGTTTAGTTCCTTTATAATTAAGATTGTAATGCGCGGAGAATACTACGGTGATGCGCCGTTCGCAAAGGATCTAAGAATAATCGCAACTGTTTAATATGGAAGAATCAAAAAGGCAGGTGGCAGATAATCCGCATTTAGTTAAAAATCTAAACACTGGCATTATTTCAAATACCGACCATGATGCTTATAAAGCTGCGGTTGCTAGAAAAAGACGCAATAAGGAAATCAAACATTTGCGACAAGAAGTTTGCGATTTAAAAGAAAGAATCATAAAATTAGAAGCTGTGGTATACAGTGATAAATAGATACAATAAATAAATTCATCTATGGCCTACGACTTTAACCTAACACAAATTGATAATACCGACACATTTAAGGAGTGGGCGGATAAATGTAATGCTATAATTGACGGTCTTAACTCTACCGACTTTGTTACAAATGCAGAAGGTATTGTGACGGTATCTTCTAACCAAACGATTACTGGAAGAAAAACGTTTTCTCAATTATTGGATTTGACAGGAGGGTTTACCACAACAGCTAACTATACTCTTGGCGGAACAGCAGGCGTAATCAATACGCCCACCTTTACGGTAAATTCCGGTGATACAACTATTGGTGATGGATTCCAGGCGGTTGGCGCAAGAGGTATTTCTTTTAAGGCTTCTTCAACAGCCGACGCCGCATCCATTAAATTCGAAAACTCGGGAACCCCTCAAAAACTTGTGTTTGATTACGCAGGTTCCGGGGGTATTTTTGAAATCAGCGATGGTAATAAACTTGCTCTTGGAGGATCTTCTCCAACGCTGACCGTTAATAACTACGATTGGAACCTTCCCGCGACTTCGCCTGGTTCCACTTCTTCCATTCTAAAATGGGACGGAAGTGGTAACAATTTAAGTTGGTTGGCGGAAAGCACGTTGGCCTCTGACATTGTTACTGATGTTCGTGACATTCTTCAAAATAGTAACTTTACTTTGCCGGTTAACCTTATTCCGGTTGGAACCATGATCGCGGTGGATGCAAGAATTCTTGATTCTTGGGATACCACCGGAAGTCCTGCTGAATATACTACATGGAGCGGAGCGCCTGGTTGGATTCCTTGTGATGGTCAAACTCTTTCTTACGACGAAAACGCAAGTCCTGTAGATACAACTTATCAGGAACTTGTTGAACTTCTTGAAGGTACAGACAGTCCTACTGCAGACAGTACCACACTTCCTGATACAATTGGTTCTCCTGCTGAAGATCCTATTGGCGGGAATGCCATTGTCTATCTTATCAAATACAAAAGCGATGATACCACCGCATTCGCTGTTTCCACAAGAACTGGAACTGCAGGTGCTGACGGAATTAACCTCTTTGATACAAGTGGGACGGAAGTAGGTTCTTTTGATATTATCGGTGGAAAAATTGGTTTAAATATTGATACTTCGGTATTCTCCTTTGACGGAGACGGTGCTCTTACTGCAGACGTGGCCACAGACGCAACGGCCAATACACTTGCAAAAAGAGATTCAGCTGGAGCTCTTACAGTTGCCGAGCCAACCGCGGCTGGCCATGCTGCTACAAAGGCATACGTTGGCCAAGCGATAGATAATGAAAGAGGAAGCGTTCGAGCGTTTCCGGAACTTCCAGATGGGCACCAAGCGTTTGGCGGGGATAAATATAATGCATCCTATGGAATGACTGTTGTTGATAGGTATGGACGAGGCGTATTTGGAGGAACAGTTCGATACTCCCGAAATTGCGGTCCAGACAACACCTCCAGTCATCCGAAAGGCTGGTTCAACGCGTTTTCGCCCATCACCGATAAAGAAGCAATTTTTGAACGCACTGTTGTTACATCAAACAACTACTTCTTTATAGACAGTGATGGTATTATTTACGGAACTGGAGACAATAGGTATGGTCAAATTGGCCAAAGAGATCGGGGAACTGATACTGATTTTACTGACTATTATGGCTACACGGATAACAACGTGGCCTTCCACTACAATGATACCGCCGTTGAGATTCCGATTCCTGCAATGCTTCCACAAAAGACTGTGTGGCCCGCCAATGCAGTGACAGTGGATACCATAACATACAATACTTCACGCGGAGGAGATATTCCGAAAATTGTTGTTAAGACAAAGGATGGTGTTGGTAATGAATATGTGAATAACGATAGACTTCAGGGCTTGGAATCATATCAAACCGACTCTGGAGTTCCTTATACACGAGGTTGGTTAATCGGGTCTAGTTTGAACTCCCTCGACGCGTTCGGACTTGGAGGCGCTGGATCCTATATTCCCACCAGTTATACATCCACAGGCCCAAGGGTTTTTGGCATTGCTGGGCCAGGAAAATCTCTTTGGACTATCTTTGGATTAACAGCCGCTGAAAGAGAGACTGGACTCGACGCTCTACGGACCGCCGATTCTAATTTTGATACCAAGCTTAACAAAAGATTTAACTATTACAAACGAAATGCAACGGAAGCTGGAGGTCTTGGAGAAACTAACGGTGAGGCGCTGGCCGCTTGGCGGACAGAGCTTGGATTTACTGGAAGTGAGACATTCGATGATTATTCCTATTATGTAAAGAAAGTTGTGGCAACCACCCACAACACTTATCTTATTGTTGGAAAGCCCGGTAACGAATCCGAAAACGAGCTTTGGTCAGCTGGCTATAATGGATTCGGTCAGATTGGCAACGGCACATCCGGCACTTACATGCAATCCCACGTTCCAGCGCTCGAAGAATCTGGAGAAACATCTTCATTAACCATTAGTACGGTTGCAGGAACTAATAACCACGTGTTTGAATCAACAACTGCTCACGGATTTGAAGACCTTGAAATGCTAAAGATTGGTACTAATAACACAAGGTATTATATTGTTCGTGGTGATAATAATAACCAAAACTTAACAACGCGCTTTAGACTTTTTCCTGAAGGTCGCGAAACATATGCCGTGGCCGCAATCAACGGAAGGGCGACGTTTTATGCATATCAGCGAACGACTTGGGGCTCAGTGGATCTAACCCACTACAAGAAATTAAAGGGGATATTTGATATATCCGTAGGTCATTCGCTGTACTCGCGGGATTGTTTGCTAGCAAGGCGAACCGTTGATACTACAACCGATTCCGCCGAGCTAGACGCTCTTCCAGAAAGTGAATTTGACCAAGTGACGGTAATGTCTTGGGGAAACAACGAATACGGCCAGCTTGGTCACGGCGATTTATCTACCCGTCGGCGGAATCCCCGCGTTGTTTCTTTAGGAACCGCCGATCGGCCTGTAGATATTATTATGGTTGCAGAAGGTGCCAATTCATTTGTTGTTACTGAAAACGCAGACGGTAATCGCTCTATATATGCGGCGGGCAGTCAGGGCCACGGTTTAACCGATGCGGGAACTCTAACAGCTGCCACCACCTCGTTTACAAAATCAACTACTATTGATTCAAGGTGGTGGGTTAAAAAGGTTTTTGTCACGGCGGGGTCGCTTTGGCGAACAGGTTTTCTTGGCACCATATTTATCGTTGCTCAATCAAAGACTGATTCCGACCTTTACGCGCTTTTTGCTGGTGGGTGGAACAGATATTCGCTGCTGGGATTGGGCGGAAGTGCAGCTGGCATACCAACACCACATTATCTTAGAATCCCGTTTCCTGAAGATCCTAAAAATATTATTGCGATGCGTAGCGAGTATAGTAGCACCAGTTATGCTCTTTGTAAGACCGAGGAAGCTGGCGAAACCGCGGAAGAGTTTGCGCTTAAATCCGGAAGAATGTACGGGACCGGCTTTGCGCAAACGGTATTTGGCCGGGAACAAGTTCAAAACCAGAATGCTTTCCATCCAATGGACGGACAAATTTTATCAACATAATATATAAAATATTTCAACAGTATGGCACTCACACCAACACGATTCATTTTAAAGCACTCATTCTCGCCGGGAGAAACACCCGATGCGGATTCTTTAAGAGCGGGCGAAATTGCGATTAACATTGCCGATCAAAAAATCTTTTTTCTTGATGATGCAGGAGCCGTTGTGACCAACGAGCTTGATGTTAATGAAGCGGTGTCTGTACAAATTAACGAATATTTTAATAATATTGGTATCATCACTGATATTACAGTAGACTCTTTAGGAAACCTAACCGCGATTTATTCTGATTCAAGCTCTGAAGTTGTTGGTAATGTAAAAGGCGATATTGGTAGTGGTGTTCAAGTCAGCGGTATTGTTGACTATGGTGACGAGTTACCTACCTCCGTTTCTAGTCCTCCGCTTGATCCGGTTCTTCAAAGGGAAGGTACATGCTTTATTGTTAAACTTGGGCCTGGAAGCGCACTTGATTCTCCATCCGAATTTGCAAGTGGAACTCCTCACCTTTATGTTTACAACGGCCCTGATTATTCTCCAGAATCTTGGGATGACCTTGGAGCAATTGCAGGAGTTGCGGGCCCGACTGGTGATACTGGACCAACCGGACCAACTGGAACTGCTGGAGGAACTGGTGCGACGGGCCCAACTGGACCAACTGGACCATCCGGCGATCGAGGGTTTATTGGACCTGTTGGTGCTACAGGTGTTGCTGGACCGTCTGGCCCAACTGGACCCGCTGGAGGCCTTGAGGTTCGTCCTTATGTTTATACATATGATATCACAATTGCGGATTTTGCCAACAGCGGAGGAGATTCGGCCGCACTAGAGGTTGGAGATCACGCGTTTATCATGACTGCGAATATGAGCGGAATGACTTTCCGCAGAGCAGAAATTGACATTCCAGAATGGGAACCGTATTACCGCGGTGATCCGGAATTTAAAGTTCTTGCCGGTGATGACCCAGGCACAACACTTGGTATCGTGTCAGTTGCGGCGGCATCTGGTGATGAAGTTCTTCAAGCATACGAAGGAAGCGCTCCTAATCCAAAGTATTACAGCGGGACAAGCGGAACCACAAGCTCGGCTGTTACCTTAGGTGATGGTATTGTTTTAGAGTGTATCTCCAACGGACATTATCTCGGCGAGGAAAGTGGCTATGATGGACGAAGCTCGGTGACTGATTTTATTCGAGTCCGCCTCTACTTTGATATTACCGTAGAAGGTTTCGCGGACGGATCTGGTGATCCGGGCGAAGGCTAATTGGATATATAATATATGTCCCGACGGAGAAACCATAAAAATCCTCCGGCCGTAGAACTTAAATCGGCGAAAGACCACGCTAGGGAGAAACCAGTCTTTTGTCTTGTTGTCCCATGGATGGCACTTGGAGGAGCAGACAAATGCGGCTTGGATTTAATGTCCTACTATAAAAGTAGGGGGTTTAGAATCGTTGTTATATCAACGCGTAAAATGCCGTGTAAGGATAGTCGAAGAGAAAAAGAGTTTCTTTCGCTTGCTGATGATGTGTTTTATAATGAAAATGTTGTAGAGATTATCAAAAACCTGCAACCCGTTTATACCGTTGTCAACAATTCTCATGAGGCGTATGATCAGGCACATTTAATTAAAGCAGCTGCGCCGAATACGAGGTTGGTTTCTTTGTTTCATATGATTCTAAAAGAACCGTGGGACTTTGAAAAAAGCTTGCGGAGAGGGACGCCTTTTGATCTGGTACTAACAGTTTCGGATAAGCTGCGGAAAGAGCTTCTGCAAATGGGAGTGAAAAAATGTATAGTTAAAACGCTGCATTGGTTTGGGTTTCCCGAAATGGAAAAGACCTGGCCTTTAAGGAACACCGCGAATGATCCTAGGTACATACTTTGCCCTTTCCGCTTTCACTTTCAGAAGCGACCGGAATTTGTTTGTGATATCGCCGCGGAGTTGGCTATGCTTTTACCCGCCGCTTATATGCCGGTTTTTAAGTTTGTTGGTGACGGCGAACTTTATTCAAAAATCATAGAAAGGGCACAGGAGCTAAAAGTTAGCCATTGGATACAATTCGAGTGCGGGATTGGTTATACGCAAATGCAAGAATTTTATAAGAGGGCAAGCGCGCTTGTTTGTCCTTCGATTGACGAAGGCATACCTATTACGTATTTTGAGGCAATGCAGTGGTCAGTTCCAATGGCTGTTAGCAATGTCGGTGCGGTAAACGAACTTGTTCCTTCAAATTATATGATTGATTTTGAAATGGAAGATGAAGCAAAAGAATATGCCAAACTTTTGTTTTTACACCTAACAGGTCAAAGCAGAGCAGAGATTCATGCTGCTAGAAAACTAGTTAACGAAAAGTTTTCTAAGAGTGTTTGGGACGAAAAGGTAAAGAGGTTAATTGGATGAAGATAACCCCGAACATTTCGTGGAAAGAAAATCACGTTCTTATAACCTATCAGGATACTGAGCTTTCTTACAGTTATTCATCGCTTCCTGATAGGGATTTAGTTATCCCAGAGGTGGATCTTGATGAATTTAATAAAATGCTAGAAGCGATTCGTTATGATCGTAAAAAGCTTGGAAATTCGGTATGGATGGAGTTTGTAAAAAACTTTAAAGGTATAAACGATCCGCCAGGGTACCAAAGATGTCGGTCTTTTCTTTTAGCTCAAATGTATCCCGATAGATTTGATATTGTAAGTCAGTCTTTTTGCACCGTTGCTTATCGTTATTTGTATGATGACATGGGGTCTATTAAGGAACTGGAAAGCCTTTATAAAGACTTACAGGCCTTTAAAGAATTTGGCGATCCATATTCAGATAAACGCAATTATCGCTGGACCACTTCTGTTTGGACCGCATTGGCCCATTGTTATGTAAAAGAAGAAAATGGAACCGCTGCTTTAAACATTTTTAATAAGATACATTCCTATGCCGATATTACGTTTTGGCCGTCTGCTATTGTGAATGTAATAGGCGCGTGCTATACCACAGGCCAAAGCGTAGAGTATTCAACAAAGATTTATGAAGCGGCGATTCATGCCTATAATATCACAAACGTATACATGCTTTCTGAGATTATTCATGCATCAAAAATTTTAGAAGAGATCATGGGTAAGGATACCGCATTTGGCGGGAGCCGTCTTTACTTAAAGGCAAACAGTTTGTTAAAAACCTACCGATAGAATATATGAGTGATAGTAATCTTCCACGTATAGCGTTTATAAGTCAGTATCAGCCTGGATTTGGGGAGAAACTTAAAAGTCCATATAAAGCAGAAACAGATTTCACCCAATGGAATGATGCGGCTTTCTTCGATAAACACGGAGGAAATCGTGGAAATTTAGTATGGATGGAGAGCGTATATAAGATTTTTAAATATGATCGAAATAATTCGCGTCATATTTCGCGGGGGGAATTGGTAGAAGATTATAAGACCATAGATGAAAATTTTGACTTTGTGGTTATTAATACGGCGTGTTGGATAACGGATGATCCGAGTAGAGACGATCTTCTCCCACCAAACTACTTTGCAAAAATAAAATTGAAAAAATGCAAATTAGTTTGTTTGGGAAACGGGTGTGAAAAAAATACTTATATTAAATCGAATCCGAACCTATCTAAAAATGATTTCAATCCAAGGACAATTGAACTATTACACTGGATGGCAGATAATGCGGATATTTTTTCGGTCAGGGGCTACGAAACAAAGAAAACCCTAAAAGAAATTTTTAACATCGACTCGATTGCGCTCGGGTGTCCCGCACTGTATTCCTTTCCAAATTCAATAGACGCCATTTCCTTACCGCCAGCGAAAGATTCTATTTTAGCTACAGGAGGTAATTTGGCGAAGGAATCTTATTTTAAAGCTTTCAGCGCATTTAAATCTGTAAACTATTTTTGTCAGTCATCTTACGCGTTTGGCACTCCTTCAAATATTGAAGTTCCACCTCAAGCAAGACCCTCCGACCTTGTTAATATCAAGATAAACGAAGCGGATGGTTCGGTATTAAATTATCCGTTTGAAATAGATGGAATGGACAAGATTTATGCTCCCAACGATATTGATACTTGGAGAGGGGTGTTATCCATGCATGATTATTATATTGGTTCCCGGCTGCATGGTGCGATCCTCTCTTTACAGGCTGGTACTTTTCCAGCTATCCGGCCATCAGCGTGGTTTAATAATGACGAGCGGCTACTTGAAGTTGCCAGGCTCGTTGGTATGCCGTATTTGAATACTGACATGGATTCCTTTGATGTAAAGGATCTGTTCAACGAAGATTCTTTGGAACATTTTAAAAAGAAATACAGAATAAGATACAACTTGTTTTATGAGGCGCTATCAAGCGTGGGTCTTGTCTTATAAAAAATCTATTTAATATAAGCTTAAGATCGTAATTTGTATAAATACTCAATTCACCACCACTATGCAAGAGCCCCAAAAATCCCTATTTCAAGCCTTTTTGGATGGAGGCTGGCTGGTTCCACTTATTGGTGCGTCGGGGATGATCGCAAGGATTCTTTCTTCAAAGGAAAACATTACGTTTGAGCTTCTTTGCAAAAGG